ACAACTTTGTCATCAACAACTTTGTCATCAGGACCAGTACCAGCATCAAGCCCATCGCCGATTATGCGTCCAGAAATAACTTCGTCATACCCACCAGCGCCGTCGTTTGTCCATTTGCCACCACCAGCTGCCGCTACCCGTGCTGCTTCTTCCTCTGCGGTGAGTGGACCTTGGAATACAGAATCTAAATCTGAAGCTGCCCCACCGTCACCACCTAAAGTCAACGTGTCTACTATATCCTCACCACCAAGCGTTGTATCTCCACCAAGCGTTGTATCTCCACCAAGCGTTGTATCTCCACCAAGCGTTGTATCTACGGCATCTTCTCCGTCACCCACAGTCAATACTTGGTTTGTGCTATTAGGATCTAAAGCTTCATCACCAGTAACAATTTCAACCCCATTACCAAGCCCCGTATCTACGGCATCGCCCCCACCAGCACCGGAAGTTAGAACAACTTTGGAGGGGTCATTTTCGTCGTCCAACGTAAGGACTTCAGCAGCTTTTTCAACAACGGCCCCAGCGCCTTCAACAGCTGCCTCAACAACCTCAGACGGAAGTCCCGTGGCTGCCTCAATTACACTATTAAGGTCCCCTCCTGAGTTAATTACTTTTATTACGGCATCGACAACCGCACTGCCGGTAGTAGTGACTCCCGCATAAGTACCCCCACCCTGCGTACCTACAGTCCCGCCCATTACTGGAGTGCCACTTGTCTTTCCCCAAACCGCAGACACTTGTCCTGTAGTTGGATCGACTCCCACAGTATCGGGCATGGCTCCTTCGGGCAAGAAATCTGCGAGCTTATCGTATCCTGCATCTACGACATCTTTAGCCGTTTTTATCACCCCTTCTACAAAATCTTTAGCGCCCGCAGCCGCCGCTTTAACTGCATCAATACCAGAGCCGCCTCCTTCAAGGGACTCCATACCCGACTTAAGAGCAGCTTCTTGTGCAGCGGGATCAGTAACGCCCGCCTGTGCAATTTTGCCTTTGAGTACGCCTTCCGCCGCTATCCTAGCGCTTTCGTTAACAAACCCAGTCCCATCCGCCCCTACTTGGGAGTTAATAATGCTATCAAGCATGTCCTCTGTTCTGGCATCTTGTTGTGCTTGACTAAGAGTTTCGGGGGTAGAGGGTGTGTCTAAAGCCGGATCTGTCTCAAGGATAGAATTCAGGTAATCGTTTTGCTGTGCAGCACTAACCGCGCCGGATACAGGGTCTCTAACCCCTTCATACCCTGCAAGCGGATCGCCGTATATATCACTGGCGGTTAAGTTTGCCGCAAAAATATCACGTAATTCTTCACTAGTAAGGGTACGGTCACTTCCTATGCTGTCTGTTGTGGGCGCTACGACCCCATCGGAATCATAAGCATTGGGGTCTGCGCCGAGTAAACTATCTACGGAGTTGTTGTTTTGCGCGTCAACGGTTAAAACCCCACTTCTTATATCGCCCGCACGACTGAACGTCCCAGTGGTTGGGTTATAGACCATACTGTCGTCGTTTACGTAACTTTCAGTACCCATATCTAAACCTACGGAGGTGTTGGTCGCACTTCGGGGAGTGCGGAAATAAAGTTAATTGTTAGTACAGCAGATGTTACGCCCGGATGTGGGGTTGCCGGAGATACAGCAGGGGGCACGGTTGCCATAGTGACATCTATATCGTCAGAAACCCACGCCATCTCAACGTACTCACCGGCTGCTAAGTCTAAGTTAAAGTTCCAAATTATTTCGTCTATCTCACCAGAACCCTGTAGTACAAATTCCCGTGCCGTATACCCCAGATCAGTGCCATTACGCGTAATCCAAACGTATACGTTCTTAGCAGACGCCGAACCGCTAGCTAGCTGCCCGATAAACTGAAAGTTGTAAATCCCTGAATACGTTACGGTTATTTCGCTATCCGTACCCCCGTCCAACACAAACCCGCTTTCTAAGTACGTCTGGTTGAACGTTATTACCTGCGCCGTGTCCACCACTGCTATCGGTTGATCTACCGTAGAGAAGTATAACGCATTAGGCACGTCTAAAAACCTACCGCCAAGCTCCCCAAATACGTTGTTGACTGCGTTAGCTAGCAGGTTAAAGAACAGACGCAGGATGTTATTCAGGTCATCCAGATACTGCTTTAGTGGCCCCGCCTTGGGTATTGGCAGTGCAGGCGGCTGGACTTTTTGTACTAGTCTCTCAGCCACTAGCCTCTCCTGCCGTCAGGGCGCATATCCAAACGTGGTATACCTAGCTTCCAAGCCACACCTAACTCAGTAGACTCAATCTTAAACGCCATCTGCCTACCACGGACACGGACAAACACCTGCCCTGTAAACTGCTCAATAGGTACTGTAGCCGAACGAGTTACCGTAGCGCTGCTGTTACCGCCTTCCGATAGCGGGTTGTTGTACCCAGAACCAGAGTTCTCCATTGGAGATAGCGTCATAGTAGCGGCGGGGCTATCAGCAGTTGAACCCTCAAACGTTACGTCAGGTAACATTCTCTTAACAAACATAAACTTATCGCCGTCGTCCAAGTCAAACTCAGAGGATATTAGCGTAGCTGTAATCGGGAATGGCGTAGCAGTTTCTTGGCAATCGTAGCCTACTTCATGCGTTACCAAGTTGTTGCTGTACGTAGCCGCCATTGGGTTTTCTCTCAGGTCAGAGTCGATCCAAGCGCTGCGCGATAGCGTGCCGTAGTACCATATATCTTGCAGGTAGTTGTACACCACGTAGCGGTCGTTCTGGGTAGAGTCGGCAGAACAGTAGAACCACCAAATCTCATCGAACCGCTCGTTAGTACCTGCAATTACTTGGTCGTACTGAGAGAAGTTAAAGTCGTTAAACACGAAACTGCGTACAGAACAGGGTAAGGTCTTAACCGTACCATCATAGAGGTAGAACTTATCCGTACCCATCCAGTATGCAATGTTGCCGGAGTATACCGCTGCATTGGGGCTAGCTAGAGTTATGTTGTCACCAAGAAGCTGCGCACCCCAAACCTCCGGTGCTCCCAAATACTGCATGCCGTACAGGGCTGTATCAGTCCAAACTAGGATTTCTTGGCGTGCTTGTATGGCGTTAATGATCTCGCTACCACGGGATAAACGCAGGCTACCTGCTTGGTTAGTGGCCGCAGGCGTCCAGTTAGCTACGTCTTCTTGGTCAGACCAACGGATAAGCATAGGGTCAAGCACGCTAGTACCCAGATCGTTCGCACCAAAGCAAAACGCAAACCGGAAGATGTCAGACACGAATGCCTTATTAACTATGACAGGAACGTCTGACGCACCGGCAAGCGAAGACACATAGACCGCACGAGTAGTAACCCCGTTGGTTGCATCCCAGTAGAAAAGCTCACCGCCCCGATAAGTAAAGAATAAGTCCTCACCAAAGTTAGCCTGACTCCATAGACGGATAGGCGCCTCAGTAGTGCCACCAAAACCCCACGTACCTGCACCCCAAGTACCGCCAGACCAACCAGTAAAAGGTACAGCAATCTCGTTACCTGTGTTTACTTGGTATGCCGCAGTAACAGTCCCGCCGCCCGTGGCAGTAGAAGAAGCCGTAGTCTCCGCAGTAATAGTGTAGGAATCTTCGTCAATCAGGCTTATCTGGTACTCGTTGTTTAAAGTCAGACCACCAACTGCTGTAGCCCCACTAAACGTAACAAAGTCGCCTTCAAGCGCACCGTGAGCAAGGTCGTCTACCCGCACAACAGCAGAACCTAAAAAGGTAGTAAAGGGGTTAGTAAGAGTTACCGTGGAGCGGATAGGCGTAATGTCGTTATAAGCCCCACCCTTCTCAATGTAATACTTGAGGTTAGTGCCTACAGAAACAAGATTCTGCCCACCAAGGGTAATCCAGTTGAGCATAGACCGGCAGATGCCAAGGAAAGTAGCATTAGACAGGCGCACCCACCCACCGATCTTCTGAGGCATACCCCGTCTGAAACGCACTTTGTTGGTCTCGTACCAACCGCCTTCGGCTGCGTAGCGCGTATTCTCGCGGTCAACCCCGGGCTTGAATTGTAGTTTCTGAAGCGGCATTTCTTAACCTCATTATAGGTAGTTACCCGTCTCAATCATGTAGCAGAGTTCGGTAGCACGACCCTTAACGTCCCGACTCCATTTGGAATCTAGGAACTCTTTTGCTGCGGTTGTATGGTCGGCAACTTCCATAGCTGCCAATGCGCGCTTGAAACCACGGAATCTAGTGGCACCAAGGTTAAAACTAATGTCAATCATAGCATCTTTTCGCACGTCATCAAGGTCCTTAAACCACGGATATTCCGAAGAAAGTTCTTTAACAACGCGTATTATGTCGTTCTCTAGCAGGTAATCGACTTCATCGTCTGACAGCCCCATACCCGACTGCGAGATATTTCGCCCCACCCCGATGGTTTCGTACCCAGCAGAACACAGGTAAACGTGCGACCTTACGCCCTCATGGCGCTTGAGCATCTCAAGTAGTTTTTGCATTTACTTCTCTCTGCTAACGCCTTTGGTTTTCTCAAAAGTACGCATAGCGCCTAAGCCGAGCATGCCCATTAGCACTGTAGTCAAAAGCGATGTATCTACTTCAGGGACAATAAACCAGATGCCTAAGATTGGAGATACTATGGTGGAGTACAGTAAAGCTAATCCGCATATCCAACCAATTGCCGGGCGCCATCCTGCTACAAACAGGCTCCTATGGGCGGCTTCTATCTTGTTGACCTCGATCTGAGCGGACATCTGCTTATCGGCCATAGTCGCAATCTCGTGCGACAGCTTCTCACGCAGGTCTTTATCTGGAATTACTTTATCCAAGATAGCCGAGACAGGCCCAATCAGGGCGCTAAGTGAGGACAGCATTTAATTAACCGCTAACGCAATCACGACAATAGCAGCGAAAATAGTCACAACAGTTGCTTGCTCTTCTGTGGCGCTCATAAATTTAGATTTAACAAACTTGCCTATCACTTTAATGTATTTCATGCGGACTCCTATTTGTCAGCTTTGGTCTCAAGTCGTTTAAAGATAGCACCGAGCATCTCTTTGATTTCTCGTATGTCATCACGGTAATCTTCTTTTGCTACATACAGCATAGGTATGGACTTCATGTCAGCATCAATGCGGTCTAGTAGCGCGAACACGCGATTAACTAGCCAGCCAACAACGAATCCGGCTACTGCTATTGTGATGTTGAACATGACTTGATAATCCATCGCACTACCCTACTACTAAGTTAACCATCCAGAAAGTTATACCCATTGTCGCTACCGTCATTAGGAGGATAAGGGCGCCGTCAATTATAAGTCGTTTCCGTTTAGCTCTAGCCTCTGCGGCTTCAAGGCGAAGTCTTCGTATACTGCGCCTAGTCTTCATCATCTCGTTGTAGAAAGCCTCACCCGGTCCGTAAACCACTATCATCTCTCTGAGTTTGGCCTCCATCTGCTGCGTCTTGTGCTTTGCCATCTGTATTTCTAGGGCTTGGGCTTCTACCGACGAGCCACGCATGAACTTAGGGCCATGCTGATTCTCTTTTTCTATTTCAAGAAGTTTCTCTTTAGAATCAAAGAACTTGCCTATGTACTGTGCTGTATCCTCTATCTCACGGCCTGCGTTAACCGCTTTGGTAATCATGTTATAGGCTTTACTCGCACCGGATATACAAGCGGTTATGGTTAACGGGTCCATTAGTACGGCCTCACTGCTTCGGGGTCTGCCCTTCGTGGTAAACAATAAGCAGCAAGGGCCACGCCTCTCGGCTCGTAATTAAGTGTCCGTTCTACTTTCCCCCTAACAATGGCGTTTGCAAAATAGTTGCACCTATGAATGTCATAGAAATACATGTCCGAAGACTGTACTTGGCCGTTGACCAGTACCATTAACAAAAATAGGTGCGTCACTACTCATACCCTACTACTCTACGACCTCAGCAGTCTCTAAAGACTCAGTAAGCATTTTAAAGAACGACTCTTTACCTACTTGTAGTTGCTGAAGTTGAAAGGTCATGCTGTTAATCTTACGATCAAGGTCAAAACAATGATTCACAAAAGCAAGTTGTTGTTCAGTAAATGTAGATGTGTCGTATTCAACATCGTCAATCGTAACCATCTGAGCTTTGTTGTCTTTACTCATTAGATTTCTCCGTTTATTTAGGGCTTAATAATTTTTTGTATGCGCTTATTACAACTTCTGGATCAACCAGCAAATTTCTTGGGTCTTGTGGCTTAAACTTACTTTCGTCCCACTCACTACCCATATGGTACTGCAAATTTGCATTCTGTTCGTAACCAAACTGAGTCCACCTTGTAGACCCCCAAAGCACCACGCCTTTAGTCTTAGCACTCGGTGAAAAGTGGTTTACGCAAGAATCTATACCAATAAACCCTTCTGCGTTCTTCAAAACCTCGTGTATTACGGCCCAGTGCTCTTCAAATTTTACAGTGCCTTCGTAGCTTGGTTCGTTAGGCAAAGTGGTGTCGATTATCGTAACGTCTGGAAACTCCGCCTTTAATTTGTTTATAACTTCTTGCGCCATGTAGTGCGGGTAATTTCGGCTAGGGTCAATACTGTTGTACGGGTTTTGGGGGTTGAACCCAATAGGTGCTTGCCCTCCCGAAAACTGCACTAACATGTATTTCCCTGTAACCCCTAGTTTTTTTAGCATCGCCGCTGCACGATCTTTTAGATGATCCGTATACATTTTTGGCTTCATGCTAGGGTCATACTCAACCCCAAAATGTTCGCAGAACGACTCAATAATATGCTGCTTACCAAGGATAAAATTACTTTTGTATGGTTCGCAGTAAAGAATATTGTCCGAAGCTAGTATTCTTTCGTCGTGGAGAGGTATGGTCTGTTCATACCCCATCGCTATATCAGGGTTGAAAGCACAAGTGTCGATATATGGCGTGTATACCTGTATACCTTGTCCTGCTTTCTCCTTAAGTTTTGGTACTAAAGCTGTAAAAGCCGTACATTTGCCTATCCCACCTTCGACAACGTATGTATTAAGCATTATGCGAAGTCTCATAAGCTGCTATTACTTCGGGTGAGTGCGTTGCAGCACAAATAGCCTGTACCCTTGCGTCTTCAGTGTTGTAATCATCACCGGGTATTACTACGTGACGGTGGTAACTAGAAGAAATTACTTCGCCGTCTTCGACTATGCGAGTGGCCGTCCGTACTTGCACCACACCGTTTTCAAGAACTTCGATTTTGTCCACTATTACTTCTTTTGTTAATGCCATTTTGTTTTCTCCGTCTCAAGAATCCACTTGAGATAATTAAACATTATAAGTTATTGTAACTTTAATATCTGAAAGACTACTTAAAACCGAAGCAACAGTTAATATTGCATCTCCACTACTATCTATGTTGTCTTTAAGTAAAAGATAACTTTGATTTAGCCCTATTGCTGCCGTAACGTACCCAGTAAAATCAATGTTATCTACTTCTACTGACCCTATTGAGTTACCAGAGGTGGTATTTAAAGCGGTAAAGGGAAGATTTCTAATATATAAAAAATTTCCAGCTGTCATTCCTGTCGTGTTTATGTTTATTAAAGCAACGTAAACAGTTACTTTCCTTCCAACTTTTGTATACCAACCATTTATCGTAGACACTGAAGCAGTGTTACCGCCCGCAGAGGCATCCGCAACTTCAGGAGTAAAAGTTCCTTCTTCGTAGTCATCTAAGGTATTGGCTGCGTTGTATGTGTCAACAGCAGTGCCAAGTGTTACACCAGAGGAAGCTATAAGTGCGCCACCCGCATACAGTCTTACCCGTTCTACATCAGCTACATAAAACTTTATGTGAGAAGCACTTGTGTTTTTAAACTCTACATCTCCGCTACTGTTGCCGCCGTGGCCTAATACAAAGTTCGCGTTAGAAAGGCCGCCGCTTCTCGATTGAGTAAAATTTAAAAAAGTACCTTTATCTCCAATTGTATTGTTTATTTCAGCACTTGTATTGGTATAGATATTAGTCTGGTTTAAGGTAACCGTTCCGTTTAAAGTTGGGGCAGTAGCCAAAACTACCGAACCTGAACCCGTAGAAGTAGTAGCCCCCGTACCGCCGTTAGCAACAGCAAGCGTACCTGCCAAAGTAATAGTACCGGAACCCGTAATCGGACCGCCTGAAGTAGTAAGACCTGTAGTACCCCCCGAGACATCAACGCTAGTAACCGTGCCACCTGCGGCGGTAGAGGAGAGAGTAGTACCTGAGATTTGAAGCCCAGAACCTACGGTAAGAAACGCAGTTGATCCGGCAGAGTCGTCCCAGAAGAATATACGGTCCGCATTAGGGTCTACCAGTGAAGCGCCAGTACCACCGTTAGCCAGAGAAAGGTCGGTGCCCGACCAGTCAGAGTTGTTGATTGCAAGCGTACCGCCTAGCGTTAGGTTGCCAGAACTAGTAACAGTGCCGCTAAGGGACAGCCCGTTAATCGTACCAGTGCCGCCTACGCTTGTTACTGATCCAACGCCTTTTGCGTTTAACTGAGTCTGGATGTTGCTAGTAACACCGTCAGTGTAGTTCAGCTCTGTAGCAGTAGCCGTAAGACCAAAGTTAGTTAAAGCACCGGAAGCAGTTGTTGCGCCTGTACCGCCTCGGGCAACAGATAACGTGCCCGTAGTGCCCGCAATAATTGGAAGTCCCGTGGCATTGGTCAGAGTGGCCGCAGAAGGGGTGCCGAGATTTGGAGTAGTGAGTGTAGGACTTGTAGAAAGAACCACAGCCCCAGTACCAGTAGACGAAGTTACGCCAGTACCGCCATTAGCAACTGGGAGAGTACCTGTAACTTGTGACGTAAGGTCTACGTCTGCTAAAGAACCGCCAAGAGTGAGGTTGCCAGAAGTAGTTACTGTACCGGATAGAGTTAAGCCTTGTACTGTGCCCGTACCACCAACACTTGTTACCGTACCACCCACTTCGGTGGGATTGGCATTAAATACAGCAGCCCCTGCGCCCGCGCCGTCTGTGACGAGCATGACTTTAGAGCCATTAGGTACGTTGACCGTAGCGCCTGAACCCTGCTTGATCGTAATAATCTGACCGCCTGTAGTAGCGTTCTCAATGATCCACGTCTTAGATACCGTGTTTGGCCCAAGTGTGATCTCACGAGTTGCTGTTAGGTCCACCGCCGAAGTGAATTTAAGATACAGTGAGCGCGTGGCATCTGCTGTAGCGTC